GCCTCCGGGACGGCACGCTTTCATCCACAGGCATACAGACTCCGGGGTAACGCCAAAAACCAGCACCGCCTCTTTCCGGTTCATGCCCTGGTTGGCAACGGCCCGGACGGCCCGGCTGCGGAACGGGAAAGTTTACGGCGGAAAACCGGAGTGCTGGCTATGAGATTTATCATGTCAGGCGGGGTAATTTTTATCTTTCCGTTATAGAGAGAAACCCCGTTGAGTATTTACTCAACGGGGCATAGCTCATAGTGCGTAGTTTGAGACGGCTCTGTACGAACAGAGATAAAAGAGGCCATACCGTTTCCCGATGGCCGTTTGGACAGGAAAAATTTACGCCACGGTGTAAATTTTCACATCGGGTTCGGCGCTCCAGAGGGGTTTGAGTCCCTTGACGACATCGGCATTAAAGAGCTCGCTGTTCAGATAGGCCGCAGCATGTTTAAGCGTGTCGAAGCCGTGAAGAACCTGCACATCCTCGTCACGAATGAGCAGTTCTTTCGTGAGAGCGCCTTCGATAGTATTCAAAAAAGGAGTGCGGTAGTCGGTGTAGACTGAAGAACGTCGTGATAACTTTAGGGGATAAAATGTGATAACTTGGGATTTAGGTTTTGAGGTTTTGAGAAATTTTGTAATTTTATTGACGAATATGTAGCAGGAAAAGGAGCCGCAAAGCTCCTTTGTCATGTCAGCTTGATACGGCTTCCCTGGATATTTCCACGGTGAAAATTCTTAGCTTTCCCTTGGCGGGAATAAAGTCGACCCGCTCGGCTCCCGTTATCGGCCAGTACCAGCAACACGGCCGGTTGATATACGGTTTTCCCTCTTCCGGGGCACTATCCCATATGGGGCAACCGAATTTGACACGTCCAACGAAACCGCCAAGAGGAAGCACAACCGAGCCGAAAATCCGGTGGGCTATTTCTCTTTCTTTCCCGCTCATGGCGGCCGCGACATGAAGCCACAACCAGTGGTGCCAATACTTTTCCGGGAGCCGCCATAGACGAAGCTCCACGAGCTTTTCCCGGCGTAAAATCAACTCCGCCCAAGGCTGACGAATGGAAATTGCCCACATGGGAAAAGATACTGAACTTCTCGAACGGGTAAGCACGTTTTTCCTTTTTGGCTGCTCATCAGGCCGGAACCGCCACGCTCCGACGACGGCCCCGTGGGGCCGTTTCGCATGTACCGGGTGCTATTCTTCCCGGCTTTCCTTTGTGTCGGTATCAGGCTTGGCAAGGGCTTGCTTTTCAAGCGGTACGTTGTACGGAATGCGGGCGATGGTGCTTTCTTCCATATCAATGAGCAGAAAAACATCAGGCACGCGGGGGTCGAAACGGGCAATACGCTTATTGTCATAGACATATTCCGTGATAACGACGACTTCCGGTTTCGGGTTGTCCGCTCTCCCGTCCTTCCAGCCGCGCTTGTAGGCAATATGCCCGCCGAGCTGGTACAGAAGGGAGCCATAAACAACGAAGCAGAACAGCGAAAAAAGAAGGCCGAAAAGTTTTGTCTGCACAAATTCATAAATGCTCATGCTGCTGTCTCTCTGGTCCTGTCGACCAATAGGGGCCGCCCCATTTGCTGAGGTGGCCCCGGTTTTTGTTCTAGCCCATGCCCGCGGCATCTTTCGGCGCCCGCAAGGTTGTTTACGCCGATTCTTCCCCGCCGGAATATTCGGCGAACTCATCCCAATGGTTTTCAACCAGCATAACCAGGGCGGCCTCGTCTATGGTATCTTTATCCACGGAAAGCCTCCTTGAACTCCTTGCCGGGCGCGAAAACAACCTTCCGGCCCGCGGTAATCTCAATCGCTTCCCCGGTTTTGGGATTGCGGCCGGTGCGGGCGTTGGTGGCCTTCACCTTCAGCTTACCCAAGCCGGGCAGGGAAATTTCCCCACCTGCGAGCAGCTCGGCGGTAATGATGCCGCACAGCGTTTCCAGCAGGGTTGCGTGCTTTTCCAGGCTCAACCCGCCGGGGATTTTCTTTTCCGTTTCTTCCTGCCATTCTTTTACCAGTTCGTCCTTTTTCATGGAGTTCCTCCAACAGGTTTACAGGTTACTGAGGAAGCGGCCAAGCGGCCGGCATGGTGACAAACTCCCTGCGGAGGCGTTCCCGCGCGGCAGTGTCGTCCAGGCGGTCAATCCATTGTTTCAACGTTTCGATAACACGTTGAAGGTCTTTCACGCCGCAGGTATTGACGGCCTTTTTCGTTATCCGCCGGATATAAGCGGAAATAGACTGTTCCGTCTTGCTCTTGACGATCCCCTCGTCGTACATGCTGAACCATAGGCTTCTGATTTTCCGAAGCTGTGGATCGGTCTCGGTATAAAATCCGGCCTCGCGCATCCGGCGAAGAACTTCCTTCAGCTGGTAGGCGTTGAGTTCCTTTGTGGAAGTCTTGCCGCTGACACCTTCCAACAGGACGTGATATTCTTCATCGGACAAGCCGAGCTTGCGGCGACCGGTCTGTATGGCCCTGATAAGTCCGCTTGTACTGGTGTTCATTGAATGCCCCCTGCTTCTGACGCTCCGGCCAGCTCCGTTTCCGTCAGTTCGTAATAGAAAGCGTCGGCCTGTTCGAGTCGGCAACCTGCTTCCGCGAGTTTTTCCTGCGGAAGCTGGCGAAGGGCTTCCTTGTCCACTTCATACTTTACGCGCACGCAGGCGGACAGGAAGGCGTCCCCGGTTTCCCGCAAAAAGCCCAAAACCTGCTCCCATGTGGTTTTCTTCATGAGCTTTACGGAGGAAGACGCCCGGAAACCGAGGATTCCGAAATTCAGGGAAATGGAACGTCGCCTGGTGAAAAGCTCCGTCTTTTTTGACTCGCCGAATCTGACAAGCGCCTGTTCCAGACCTTCAATATCCTGCTTGATCGGTTCGCTGGATTCAGCACACTTGAGTTTCAGGGTGTCCACGTCTTCCTTGAGTCCCAATTCCAGTAGGGACAATTCACGCTTCCGGGCCGCTATCCGGGCCAGTATGGCGTCCGCTTCCTCCAGGCTGCTGACCGTTGGAATATTCAGTGTCGGTTTTACTCGCTTTGCCATTGTCTTTTTCCCTCCTTTCAAAAGAGCTTTGCCTGTTGCGGCGCTTCCGCCGCTGCCCGTTGTTTCAGTTCCTGGTCGACCTCGCGTTCAAGGCCTTTCGCCCTGTTCAAGTCGGACGGCGCGCGGCACTGGAAATAAGCCTGTTGCGCTGCCCGCATCCTTCGCACCAGTTCCACAAATTCCCGGTCTGTCATGACGCCCCCCTTATTGCCGCACCATGCGCACAACGTCCGCCGTGACCTGCTTTTCCCCCACGCTGGCCGCGAGGTTCAGCGCGGCCGTGGCAAGATTCGCAATCATGAGCGGATAGCCCTTATAAACGCCGTCGCCCTGACTGTCCGGCGAGACGGTGAGGCTTTCCCGTATGGCGTCCACCGCGCCGGGGGCAAAGATCGCCTTGAAGTTCACTCCCGCGTGCTCAAAGCGGTAGCGGAGAAACTCGCCGGGGTCGCTGATTGCGGGCAGGTGGTAGACTTCGCAACGCTGCACAACTTCACGGGTCGACGTGTCCGTAACGCTGAATTTCTTTTCAAGTTCGGTCTGCCCGAGCAGGATGATGGACAGGAGGCGGGTCATGCCGTTCTTGAGTTCGTGGAACCGCTTCAGGCACTTGAGCGTCTGGCGGTGCAGGTCATGCGCTTCCTCGATAATCAGGCAATGCCGCATTCCGGCCATGCCGCTGGCTTTCAGGATTTCGTGCATCCGGCGGCGGCGCAATTCCGGCCGGACGGGAACCCTTTCGCCCGGCGCTACCGTGCTGAGAATGGCATCTTCAATATGGGCGGCCACAAGGGGCTTGCCCATGCGGTCGCTTTCCGACATGGCAAGGGTGTATGGCTCTATGAAAATGATGGGCAACTGGTCTTCCTGGGCTCTGGAAATCAGTTCTTCCTTCAACGTTGTCTTGCCGGAACCGGATTCCCCTATCAGGGCCATGAAGCCGCCGGTTCTCGCCTGCTCATAAAGCACCTGGCGGATATTCCTGCTTTCGCCGTTCAGGTAGATTCCTGCGGACGTTTCCGGGTCGGCAAAGGGATTGCGCACAAGCTGGAATGTCTGCCGGGCCTGCATGGTCAAGGTCTGCTTGCGAAGAATCATAGGGTCCTCCTGTTCCGCCTTTTCTTCCGTGGCGGAGGCCGGTTGCTGTTCAAGTTCCTTCAGGGCCGCTTCCATATCGCTTTCCGCCTTGCCGCGGGCGGCCGCGAGGGAAAGCATGGTTTCCCGGATTTCCGGCCAGCGCCGCTTGGGAAGCGTCCCGTGGTTCAAAAGCTGGCTGAGTGCCGCCGGGGATATGCCCAGAATCTCCGCCAGCTTCCGGCGG